AGGCACGACTTTCCTGAACAGTTTGACCGTATGGCAGGTATTGAGCGCACAGTAGGGGCTAAAATACTTAAACATAAAGGCGAACGCATTTGGCTTACAGAATTGCCTTTAGATGCTGGTGATTACCCAACAGAACAAGCAATTGAGTGCGGTATTTTTTGCCATATGGCAGAAGAAGATATTAAATGAGTAGCTGGTTAATAATTCTTACAGGACTAATCTATGCCTACATATCTGTTGAACAAGGATTCAAAGGAAATGCTGGATTGGCTTGTATGTATGCTGGATATTGCTTTGCGAATTTTGGGGCTTATTTAATCGCTACAAAATCATCATAACTCTAGCGGATCAAAACCTAATTCAGTAGCTACCATCTTGCAACGGGTTCTGAACGGTTTTCCATGTTGCATCCACTTATCGCCCTTTTGTTTGTAAAAACTCATATGTACACATTCATGGGCAAGCGTAGTTAAAACGGTATAGAAATGACTGCAACGCCCTGAAGATATAGTGATGGTATGTGGGTAGTCCTCGCCCGTATCTAACAAATATGTTCCCATTACTTCAGTATCAGGCGTAACAACAAATTCTATTTCTTCAGGCAATGGCATAGGCCATTTAGTAAACGGGTAGGTGCAATACAAAGTCGAATATAAATTCTTTAGTATTTCAGGCGTTAATTTCATGATTAAACCTTATTGATACAGCCCCGAAATTCAAACTCACCTTCTTGTTCATCGCTGACCATAATCATTTCAGGCATTAACATTCTGCCTTGGTCAAATGTAAGCATTACAAAGCCTGATCGCCAATCCTTAGGGCCATCTTCTGCATATTCAAACGAAGGTGACATAGGATCGGCAAGGCAACCCGTCTGAACGCCCCAGTAAGTACCTTGATAGTTTGTAATTGGTTGCAAAGCTAATACATGGGTATGGCCTGTAATGATGTTGGTATTACCAGCCGCCAATAAGTTGGCATAACCTGCGTTTCTTCCGCTACGATGGCGGTGTTTAACTACCGTATCTTCACCAATCCAGTACGACCAGCAAGTTTTCCATTCAGGAAAATGGTATTTAAGGCTAAACCCATCAACACCGCTGTATTCAGGCACTTTATTAACTAACCACGATTCATAACGCATATCGTGATTACCTAAAGTCCAAATAAGTTCACACCCTGCTGGGCGATTCTTGGCTATTTCATCTAAGTGATAACGGCAAGCGTTAAGTTCTTGTAATACATTGGGTTTTTTATCGTAATTGATGCTCGGAAAGCGGCTTAATATCTGACCGTCAAACGCATCTCCATTACATATGATGACCTGTGGGGAAAACTCTTTAATCATTATCAGCAATGCTTTGAATGCTGTTGTAGTAGTGTCGGTGAAGTGAGCGTCCGAGAACACAATGACTCGTTTTACTTTATCAACATCTATGCCCCTACGGACATTATGCGCTGCCAACTCTCTTTTCTTTGGCTTTTCTTTCTTAGGATCACGCAATGAGCCATGCGTATCTAACTTAATGTTATACCTAATTTCCAAGCTAGCTTTTCTATTTGATACGGTTCTTGGATTTTGACCAAGTTCTCTAGCTACTAAAGTTGGACTTCCTAATTTATTCCAAAGTGCAATGAATTCTTCATCTTTTTGTTTGGACATATAACCCATATCAAATCCTTTATGATAAAGTTTCCTGATATTAACTGAAACTCATGAAAAATCAATGACATACGCAAGAGTAGACACTAACCATAAAGAAATTGTAAAGGCTTTAAGGGATGCTGGGGCTACGGTTGTGTCTTTAGCCGCAATGAAGCATGGATGCCCTGACCTTTTAGTAGGGTATGCAGGTGAAACCTTGCTGATGGAAATTAAAAAAGATGCAAAAGCCAAGTTCACACCTGACCAATTAGACTTTATGAGCAAGTGGAAAGGCGGTGCTGTAAGCCGTGTAGATAGTGTAGATGCCGCAATTAGGGCATTAGGTATAATTAAATCACGCAATCCCTTGTAAGGATTAAAGTATTGGAAGATAATAAGTAAAAGCGTGAGGCTTTTAGCCCCCCCTAAAAAGGGGCTTTTTTCAAAGGTAAATATGCAATTATTAGGTTTATCTGCTCTTGAGTACAATGAACAGTACTATGCAGAACACAAGGATGCAAACCTAGATTACCTTGGACATGGGTACTGGCAGGAAGAATACGCTAAGATGGTTACACAAGCCTGTATGACCCCCGCAGAAGGTTTGGTAGTAGATGCTGGATGTGCTTGTGGATCAATCCTTAAAGGCTTTCAAAAGCTGGATTACAGGGTAAAAGGCGCAGACTTAAACGAACACATGATTACGCTAGGCCGCCAACAGTTTGGCTTTACTGCCGATGAACTAAACGCAGAATCCATAGTTGATATGAGCGTATATACCGAAAGCGTTGATTTAATCCATACAGCGCAGGTTTTAGAACACATACCTGAACAGCAAATGGACTTTATATTGACCGAATTTGCCCGCATATTAAAGCCTGAAGGCAAAGTATTTATCTGCTTAGACGCAGTAAAAGACGGGGAAACCAAAGAAATGTATATGGGCGATCCTACTCATGTAAACATCCAGCCCATAAATTACTGGTACAAACTGTTTGCAAAGCATGGTTTTGTATTCGATGTAGAGTCCTATAACCGCTTTGTAAGGTCAAAATACAAGCCAACTGCCGACCAAGACGATAATTTTTTTAACGCATACCCCTATTGGAGTGTTTGGATTTTGCAGAAAACCTAATATAATCGGGTATCTAAAGGAGTTTTTATGCAAGAAAACTGCGCCCTATTCCTCACAACTTTGTTGCATTCTGCTACAAATGCCCATTTTTTTCATTGGTCTACGGATTCGTATGCAAAGCACAAGGCACTTGCAAAGTATTACGACAGCATTATTGATTTGACTGATGCTTTTGCCGAATCATACATGGGCAAATATGGCAAGTTCAACAGCTTTCCAAGCGTGTATCACCAGCCTAAAGACCCAATCCGCTACATGGAATCCTTGCAGAGTTTTGTTAAAGAAGCCCGCCAAGACCTGCCGCAAGACAGCGAACTACAAAACATTATTGATGAGATTTCAGACCTTATCAACTCTACTACTTATAAACTCAAGTTCTTGAAATAATGGACAAATCTGATTACCAAAAAGCCAATAAATTGGCTGAAATTCTAAGGAATTTACAAGTTGGCGGTCAGGCTATGGACATTGGCAAGGCTGGAACAATGTATCAAGGCAGGTTGGGCTACAACTTCCCAGTTGGCGAAAACGCAAATTTAGGCGTTGGCGCATCAGGCATGGGTTTTGCCGACAATCGTTACAACATACCATCAAGGGTTACTGGCGTAGATTTAAGCTACGGAACGCCAAACCAAAGCATTTCTGCTGGCTATTACCCTAATAAAACTCAGTTTATGGGCCAACCAATGGGTGCTGGCGGTGTAAGTTTGACATATAGAAAATCATTTGATTAAGGAATAATCATGCCGTTAGATAAGTCAGGATCAGCCAAAGCAGTCGGCAAAAACATCAAGACCGAAATGAAAGCTGGTAAGCCTAAGAAACAAGCCGTAGCTATTGCACTCAGCGTTGAGCGTGAGAACTCTAAAGGTGATCGCAAAGCTAAGCTGGAAGATGCCTATGCTAAGTACATTGAGGAAAAAGCATGAGTAGAAGGGATGACATTCGTGCCGCAGTAGAAAAGCACGATAAGCCTATTGCCAAGACAACTAAAGGCAAAGGGCGTCATTATCAGTCAGTAGAAGAAGGCGCAGGAATGACTGCTAAAGGCAGGGCGGCTTATAACCGCAAGAATAACGCTAATTTACAAGCACCTCAGTCAAGTGGGCCAAGGCACGATAGTTTTTGTGCAAGGTCGGCAGGATGGACTGGGGAACGGGGCAAAGCAGCAAGAGCAAGGTGGAAATGCTAATGAAAGACGGACTATACGCAAATATTCACCGAAAAAGGGCTAGGATAGCCGCTGGATCGGGCGAAAAGATGGCTAAAAAGGGTGCAGAAGGCAGACCCAGCGCACAAGACTTTAAAGATGCGGCTAAGACTGCCAAACCACAAAGCCGTAAAGACATGATTCGTGACAAGATGAAGGATATGTAATGACACCAATTACCCCATATAGCCGTAAATACAAGAAAGAAGATGCAATGCTGCGTAAAGAGCATACATCTACGCTAGAGAAGAATCAGGCTGACCGCATTGCCCGTAGGAAGCTGATTGCTAACAAACTTAAAGACTTGGATAAAGAAGTTAAATAGTAGTAGAATTAACTTATCTTAATCAACCACTTGGGTAAGGTATGCAATCTAAAGTAGAAAATCCTAGAAAAAGGGGTGGAAAACCTAAAGGATCGCCCAAAACTGGCGGTAGACAAGCTGGTACACCTAACAAAGCTACGGGGGCTGCTCGATTAGCTTTTGCTGCGTTTGTTGATAACAATGCAGATAAACTACAAGAGTGGCTAGATGCTATTGCTACTAACGATAAGCATGGCCCTAAAGTAGCGTTTGATTGCCTTATGCAGGTAGCTGAGTTCCATGTACCTAAACTAGCCCGTACTGAGGTAGTAGGCGTAGAAGATGAACCAGTTAAGCATATCCACGAACATAGCTTCTTAGATTGAAAGAAGTTAAGCACCAATACCGCTATCCTTACAAGGCACGGGAAGCGTTCTTAGACTTTCACAGGCGTGAACAACGCTGGGCTGTTTTAGTCTGTCACAGAAGGGCAGGAAAGACCGTAGCGACCATTGCGGACATTATCCGTAGGGCAGTTATGGAAAAAAAAGAAAACGCTAGATACGCCTATATAGCCCCTTTCTACGCACAAGCTAAGAACATTGCTTGGGATTACTTACTTAGGTTTGCAGAGCCATCTATAGTTAAAGCCAATCAATCTGAGTTATGGGTAGAATTAGTTAATGGGGCAAAGATTAGGCTATTTGGTGCTGACAACCCTGACGCATTGCGTGGTCTATATCTTGATGGCGTAGTGTTAGATGAGTATGCCGACATGAAACCTAGGCTTTGGGGCGAGATTGTGCGGCCTTTACTTACAGATAGACAAGGCTGGGCTACCTTTATTGGTACGCCAAAGGGCCATAATGCCTTTTACGATATATACAACGAAGCCCAAAAAAACCCGAATTGGTATGTTAAGACCCTAAGAGCCGACCAGTCAGGACTGCTGCCTGAAGCTGAATTACTAGATGCACAGGCTACTATGTCAGACAACCAGTACGAGCAAGAGTTTTTGTGTAGCTTTGAAGCTGCCATTCTTGGTGCGTTCTATGGTCAAGAGATGCGTAGAATCACGGACTTAGAGCGTATTACTACGGTAGACTATGACCCGATGTTCCCCTGCCATACTGCTTGGGACTTGGGATTCAACGATTCCACAAGTATTTGGTGGTTTCAGGTGGTTTATGGAGAGATACGGGTACTCGATCACCACTCCAGCAATGGTCAAGCCATACCGTTTTACACCATGCTGCTAGACCAAAAAGAAGATGAGTTTGGGTACAAATATGGCTACCATTACCTGCCCCATGACGCTAGAGCAAAAACACTAGCAAGCGGTGGAAAGAGCATAATCGAGCAGATTTCTGCAAAAATTGACATAAAACATCTAAAAATTGTTCCAAATCTGTCATTACAAGACGGAATACAGGCAACACGACTTGCATTAACTCGCTGTTGGTTTGATAATAGATGTGAAGAAGGAATCGAATGTTTGCGTCAATATCAGCGAGAGTGGGATGATGATAAAAAAGTATTTAGGGATCGCCCAAAACACGATTGGACAAGCCACTCAGCAGATGCGTTCCGTTATCTCAGCATTGTATGGAAAGACGAGGACAGCCCTATCCTCAATGATTCAAGAGTTAAAGGACTTCATGTCGGGCAAACGGATGTGACCCTGAACGAAATGTGGAAATCTACCCCCAAGATCACGAATACTAGGATATAAGCATGGAACACACTTACGAAGATTGGTATAACTGCATCGCCCAGTACGAGCGTACATTCAAAGAATGGGAAGGTCGTGCCGATAAGATCGTTAAGCGATACCGTGACGAATCCCGCAGCCGCAACAATCCCCAAGCTAAGTTTAATATCCTGTGGAGCAATGTACAGACCATTACCCCAGCGGTATTTGCACGACTGCCAAGACCCGATGTAAGCCGTAGATTCCGTGATAACGACCCGATTGGTCGTGTAGCGTCAATGATGCTAGAACGGGCGTTAGAGTACGAAATTGAGCATTATGGTGACTATGCCAGCGCAATGAAGCAAGCGGTTCAAGACCGTTTACTGGGTGGGCGTGGTACTGCATGGGTTCGTTATGAGCCACATATTGTGGGTATGGCTGGTGGTGAAGCTGAAGGTATGCCTGAAGATGGCTTGCAAGTAACTGAAGATACAGATGAAGCCGAAACCGAAGGCGGTATTTATCGTGAGAACGAGGAGCGTATTGAGTATGAGTGCGCCCCCGTAGATTATGTTTACTGGCGTGACTTTGGCTTGACAACTGCCCGCACATGGGAAGAAGTAACCGCTGTATGGCGTAAGGTTTACATGGAACGCCCTGCCCTTGTTGAGCGATTTGGCGAAGAATTAGGTGGTCGTATTCCGTTAGACACCAAGCCTGATACATCCAAGTCATTTAACGAAAAGATGACTGAAGGATCACGGGAAGCCCTAATTTATGAAATATGGGATAAAACCACAGGTCAAGTGATTTGGATTTCCAAATCTTTGGGTAAGATTCTTGACACCCGTGACGATCCGTTGCAGCTTGAGAACTTTTGGCCCTGCCCAAAACCCATGTTCTCTACCCTTACAACAGATAGCTTAATCCCTGTACCTGATTTTGTTCTATACCAAGACCAAGCTAGGCAGCTAGACACGCTGGCAGACCGTATTGATGGCTTTATCCATGCCCTTAAAGTGCGTGGCGTTTACGATGCAGCAGAGCCTAGCCTTGCCCGTTTGTTTACTGAAGGCGAGAACAACGCATTGTTACCCGTTAAGAACTACGGTGCATTTAGCGAAAAAGGTGGATTACAGGGCTCAATTAACCTTGTAGACATTCGCCCAATCGCTGAAGGCTTGCAGATGGCTTATCAGGCTATGGATCAAGTTAAGGGTCAAATCTACGAGATCATGGGCATTGCTGATATTCAGCGTGGTCAATCCGATCCGAACGAAACCCTTGGCGCACAGATCATCAAGTCGAACAACGCTTCAGGGCGTTTAAAGACAATGCAGCACGATGTAGTGAACTTTGCTACTGCCCTGTTACAAATCAAAGCACAGATTATTTGCCAGCACTTTACCGATGACACTATTGTTAAGATCAGCGGTGCAATGCAATTATCCCCACAAGATCAAGCACTTATCCCACAAGCATTGCAACTTCTGAAAGACGAACCAGCTAAAAACTTCCGTATTGAAGTGACTAGCGATTCCATGATTTATCAGGATGAGCAGCAGGAAAAGCAGGATCGGGTAGAGTTTCTAACCGCAGTTAGTCAGTTTATTCAAACCGCATTACCAGTCGCACAGGGCGCACCTGAACTTACCCCATTGCTCATGGAAATGCTCAAGTTTGGCGTAACCGCATTTAAAGCTGGTAAGGGCATGGAAGGTTTGATTGACGAAACAGCAGATAAGTTCCGTCAGCAAGCACAGGCAATGGAAGGCCAACCCAAGCCGCCTACTCCTGAAGAACAGAAGATGCAGATGCAGATGCAGATGGAACAAGCCAAGATGCAAGCCCAAGCACAAGCTAAACAAGCTGAAATGCAAATGGAAATGCAGATGGAACAGCAAAAAATGCAGATGCAGATGGAACTGGAGAAGGCTAAACAAGAGTATCAAGCCCAAGAAAACCAGCTTAAATTCCAGCTTGAAGAACAGCGCAATATGATGGATCGTGAGATGGAGATGAAAGTTGCTCAAATGAAGATGAACACCGAGCGCAATACCCAAGTCTTACTAGCCCACATAAACAACGGGGCTAAGATCGAAGTTGCTCGTATTGGTTCAGATGAATCTAGCGGTGAACAAGCCTATATGACAGAAATGGATATGGCTGAATCTATGAAACACCCATTGCAGCCTATTGCCGATGCGATTGGACAGAGCAATCAGCAAATGACATTGGCTTTATCTGACTTAATCAACACTATTAACGAGAATCAAAACCGACCTAAGACGGTTATTCGTGGCCCTGACGGTAAAATCGCTGGGGTTCAATAATGCCGATAACAGTCAAGCATTTAAAGGTATCAACCGTTCCTGATGCTGGGGATGACACACTCGTAGAGCCGTCAGATTGGAACGCTGACCATACGCTTACTGGTTTGGGTACGATGGCAGAGCAAAACGCCAATGCCGTAGCCATTACAGGCGGTACGATTAGCGGTGTAACCATTCCAGCTTCTAACATTACGGGTACGCTTGGCGTAGCTAATGGCGGTACAGGTGCATCTACTTTGACAGGCTATGTCAAGGGTACTGGCACTACGGCTATGACTGCCGCAGCTACGATCCCAAACACGGACATTACAGGTTTAGGCACGGCTTCTACCAAGGATGCTGGCGCAGCACTAGGCGTAGCTACCTTAGATGCAGGCGGTAAAGTACCTGTTTCTGAACTTCCAGCCGCAGTATTGGGCGCACTTAGTTACCAAGGAACATGGGATGCAAGCACTAATACCCCTACCCTTACTTCTTCTGTTGGCACTAAAGGTTATTACTATGTGGTTAGCGTTGCTGGTAATACTAACCTTAACGGGATTACTGATTGGCTTGTGGGCGATTGGGCAGTATTTAATGGGTCTATTTGGCAAAAAGTGGACAACACCGAAACGGTAACATCCGTAAACGGTCAGACTGGCGCAGTTGTATTAACCACAACCAATGTAGCCGAAGGTACAAACCTTTATTACACGGATGCACGGGCTAGGGGCGCAATTAGCGCAGGTACAGGAATTAGCTATAACAACACGACAGGCGTAGTAACCAACGCTGCCCCCGATCAAACCGTAGTTTTAACGGCTGGAACTGGAATTAGCACTAGCGGCACATACCCTAACTTCACCATTACCAATACAAGCCCATCTTTAGGCGGTGATGTAGTTGGGCCAGCTTCTGCAACTGATAACGCAATTGCTAGATATGACACCACAACTGGCAAGTTAATCCAAAATAGCGTGGTAACTGTTAGTGATACAGGGGCTATTGCTGGCGTTTTATCCATAACAGACCCTAATTTTGTAGACTTTAATACTGGATATACAACTCCAGTTACTCAAGGTCAGCTAGGGTGGGATGGAACATTTAACTCGTTAGCCATTGGAATGATAGGTGGCAATGTCATACAGCATATTGGTGAAGATACCTATATTTATGTGAAAGCTTCATCTGCAATTACTAAAAGTCAAGTAGTAATGTTTACTGGCTCTGTTGGTGCAAGTGGCGTAGCAACAGCCGCACCTGCAACAGGGGTTACTAACGGGCAAACAATTATTGGCATTGCCGCAGAAAACATAGCTTTAAACGGTTTTGGTTTAATTCAAACTTTTGGAGAATTAAGAAATGTTAATACTTCAGCCTTTGCTGATGGAGATATTCTTTATTACAACTCAGCCGTAACTGGTGGTTTTACAACAACTTACCCTGCTAGTGGCCCAATAGTTACTGTTGCAGCAGTATTAAATGGCGGTAGTGCTGGTGGTGGAGTAATCACAATAAGAGTATCAGTAACCCAAAGAATTACAGCTTCAACTGGTGTATCGGTATCCCAAGCCTCAACTGGTGCAACTATTACCAATACAGGTGTTACTTCTGCGGTAGCTGGCACAGGCATTAGTGTTAGCGGTGCTACTGGTGCGGTAACTATTACCAATACTGCCCCTGACCAAACCGTAGCAATTACGGCAGGTACAGGAATAACGGTTACAGGCACATACCCTAGTTTTACAGTAGCAAACGCTGGCGTTACTTCATTAACTGGTACTGCCAGCCAAGTAACGGTTTCAGCAAGTACAGGTAGCGTTACATTAAGCCTACCCAGCACAATCAATGTAAACACTAGCGGAAACGCTGCAACAGTTACAAACGGAGTAGTTACGACAGGAAGTTATGCCGATCCTAGCTGGATTACTAGCCTTGCAGGTAGTAAAATAACTGGGACTATTGATGGCGGTTCATTTTAAAGGAAATTAGTATGCCAACAGATATTAAATTAAAGAATAGCGTAACCGCTACAAATGCGCCTACTTCCCTACAGCAGGGTGAAGTCGCTATCAATATTACCGACAAAAAGGTATGGGTAGGTAACGCTGCAACAACCCCCGTTTTATTGCTTGGTTCGGGTGCAGATGGCACTTTTACTAACTTAACCGTTAGTGGAGTAGCCAGTTTTGCAGACGGCACAGTATCTTTGCCTTCCATTACAAACATTGGTGACACTAATACAGGTATCTTCTTCCCAACAGCCGACACTATTGCCTTTACAGAAGGTGGTGTTGAGAGTATGCGTATTGATGCTTCAGGAAACTTGGGCGTTGGCACAACTACCATGACAGGAAGGTTAAATGTCAATGGAAATGCACACGCAAACAACTGGTACTTAGGCGCAGGTGGAACTGGTGATGCTGGAACAATAGGAATGATTGCTGCTAATGGTGCTTTTCAGTCTTTTTATGGTAGTGCATCTTCACCAGCAAATGTAATTACTTTTGGTCGTTCAGGTACAGAATCAATGCGTATTGACTCTAGTGGTAATTTATTAATTGGAACATCAGCATCACAAGCTAGGCTAACCGTTGTTGGCGGTTCTATTGCCCCACAAGCAGTACCAGCGTCTTTTTGGGGAATTGATTTTGCCGCTGATGGGGCAGGAAGTCCTCCAAACTATATAACATTTACTTCTAATTCAACTTACGATTTAGCTAGCGGTTCAGGGTTAGTTGTCTTACATAGCAATACTAATGGTGCAGCAGCTTTATTTTTATGTTATGCGGGTACAGTTGCAAAAATTGGCGGTGAAGGCAATATAGTTTCAGGAAGTGTTGCTGATAACTCTAACCAAGTTGGGTTATTTTATAACGGTGGAACTGGGGCCTATAGAATAAAAAATGGTTATACAACATCTAATTTAATATTTATTACAACAATTCGCACAAGAACAGCAAGTTAAGGAATAACTATGCAAACAATAAAATACAAACAATTAGAATCTACTGCAAGCCCTTTATACGAAGTAGAAATATTAGACATTGTTGACGATAAAGAAACAGTTATTTTTAAAACAACAATATGTTCGGATGATGAAAGCATTGTTGAAGCAGAAGCGTTAAATGCTTATCAACTTTCATTACAGCCGCCACAAGTTTATTAACCTTAGTACAACTTGGAGAAAATAATGGGAAAAAACGAAAAAGCCCCGTTTATTGTTTTAAATGATGTGGAATACGACATTGAAAGCATGACAGACCAGCAAAAGGTAATGATTAACCACCTTGCTGACCTTGATAAAAAGCTAGGTTCTATGCAATTCAACATGGAACAACTGCAAGTAGGGCGTGAAGCCTTTATCAAAATGCTTTCAGAATCCTTAACCGCACCTGCTGAAGTTGTGCAGTAATGTTTTCTACGGCTTTTCAAGCTAATGCGTTTCAAAATAACGCCTTTCAAGTCTATGTCCCCCCAACCCCTACCAGTAACCTAACTGGTGGGGATGATGCAAGCTGGACACCTGAAGAACTAAAACGAATCCGCAAGCTATCTGCAAAAATAGCTGAACGGCAGCGTTTACTTGAAAAAGCTACCAAAGATGCTAATGCTTCACGCAAGCAAGCATTTAAAGATTTAATTGATCCTGTTGCTAAAGTTAAGCAACCTAAAGTACAATCCAAACAAGAGGTTAAGGCTGATATACCGTTAGCTGAAACAGAAGATTTACAACGGTCTATAAGCTACCTTGAAAGGCAACGGGATAACATCCTTGCGGCAGTAGCTTACAGAAACCAGCAATATCTTATTCAAGAGCAATTGCGAGTAATGGAAGCTAAACGACTTGCCGAAGAAGATGATGAGGATGGAATTTTAGCGTTGTTTTTATAAAGGAGAAGGCGATTACTTGCCTGAAACATGACAGCATATAGACAGTACAAAAAAGGTGTAGATTTACTACACATGGGGCATTTCCAAGCTGGATTTCGCCTATTTGAGTTCCGTTGGCATCCTTTGGTGATGCAGGCAACTGGTGAAAACTGGCAAAAATGGATAAAAGCACCCAAATGGGATGGTGAAAGGCTTATTGGTAAGCACATTACTGTCCAAATGGAACAGGGATATGGCGATATTATCCAATTTGCACGATTTTTACCTATGCTCAAGGCTTGGGGAGCTAAGACTTTAAGTGTTATGTGCCATGAATCCATGATGCAGCTACTTGGAACGATGGATTGCATAGATTACATTTCTTGCTCTAAGACAGCAGGCCCACCATTAGAAGCAGATTACTGGATTGGGTCTATGTCCTTACCCCATTTTGCGACTTATGCACCCCCTTTTGTCAAACAATCCTTTCCTGTTACAACCCAAAAGATTGTTGGCTCTGAAGGGTATTTTGAGGCTAGACCATCCAATATTGAACGCAAAGTAGGGGTAAATTGGTCTGCATCTAATGGCCCATTGCACTACACCAAATCGATTCCCTTAGAAACCATGCGAGAACTAGTCGGAAACGATGTTTATTCACTCCATGTAGAACTAGACGATGTATTTGACCCATTACCTAATGACGGTTGGAAGCGCAACTTTTACAAGACTGCCTGCCACATGAAGGCGATGAAAGCAGTAGTAGCACCTGATACTGCCACCGCACATTTAGCTGGTGCATTAGGTGTAAAGTGCTTTTTATTGCTGCCAGACCATGATTACATATGTTGGCGTTGGAAAAACGCAACATGGTACGATTCAGTAGTAACCCTTAAAAAAGAAGAATGGCATTTATTACCTTCATTATTGGAGAACCTATGATTTGCCCTAAATGCGGATATTCCAAAGGAAACCATGTTGAAGCCAAACAAACGGATGAGGAATTTTTCCTAGAATGGTGGACACCTACTATTGGCTTAGAAGCCGCCAAAGCATCGTGGCTTGATAAAGTAGCCATGAAGTCTAGGGTAGCCCCTATGGTTATGCCTGACATACAAGGGCATATAAGCATGGCTGACGGTACATGGGTATCTAGCCGATCTAAGCACCGTGAGAACCTAAAGCGTAATAACTGCGTGGAAATAGGCGATGCTGTACCAATGCAGAATAAACCCATTGAAATTAGCCGCAAAGATCAAGAAGCCCGTAAACGGCAGATTGCTGAAATTACTTACTCCAAACTTAACTATAGGTAAAACTATGTCAGATGACCGCAGAGAGATGTTAGAAGCAGCTTTAGAACAAGCCGAAGAAGGCACACTCGAAACCCCTGTAGAAAAGGAGATTGAAGTAAA